ACGTCTATTAAAAGAATCTGGTGAACAAGGTTATACCTGGAAAGAGTTAGCCACTAAAACAGGCTGGCATCACGGCACGGCAAGTGGCGTGTTATCAGTACTGCACCAGTCAGGTGCAATCATACGATTATATGGTGCTCGGAATAGTTGCAAGATATATGTGCATCAAGATTATAAAGATAAATACTATAAGTACGAAACATATAAACGTAAAGAAAAACTTTGCCCACATTGCGGGCTAGACATCAATACATAGCCGTCACTATGTTATGATGGGACAACCAGTGAGCGGTAGGTTTTTGGCTCTCTCCTTGTCCTACCGCCACTGGCTAATCTAAGGAGATATTTATGGCAGAAGTAGAAGTACCTAGAGATAGATACGGCAGACCAATGATTGTCCCACCGAAAGGTGGTAAGCCAGTTGCATACACACGGACAACAACAATTGCAGGTTCATTAGATGATGGCACTGCATTAGTTGCATGGAAGTTACGCATGGCTGCAACTGGTTTAACGTTGCGTAACGATTTGTTATTGTCGGCTAGTGCTATGCGAGATAACAAACTAGAGATGGATAAGTTAGTTGAAGATGCAATGGAAGCAGCAGGTGCAACCAAGCAAGCAACAATTGGTACAGCACTACATGCATTAACAGAAAAATTGGACCGTGGTTTTGATGTCGGTCCTATTCCAGACGAATATGCTGCAGACATAACCGCATATGCAGAAGCAACTAAAAACTTTACTAACATTCATATTGAACAATTCTGTGTACTAGATAAGTTTAAGATTGCTGGTACTCCAGATAGAATTGTAGAATATAAAGGCGAGAAGTTTATCTCTGACCTTAAAACAGGCAGCATTAGTTACCCTAACAAGATTGCTATGCAGTTAGCAGTGTATGCACACGGCTTGCCGTACGACCCTGCTACGGCAACCCGTGGTAGTTGGGGTGACATCAACACAGAGAAGGGAATCATTGTACATTTACCAGCAGGTAGTGGACAATGTACCTTGCACTTTGTAGACTTAGTTCATGGTTGGAAGGGAATCCAACTAGCCATGAAAGTAAGAAAGCACCGTGACAAAAAGAATATATCAACACCAATACAAGGAGAATAATGTCTCACACAGAAGCACCAATCAGTATCACAGTTAAATCAGCAGCAGGTTCTTTGATTACAGTTCGTGCTGCAACAGCAGAAGAACTAGACCAGACAGTTGCAATGACACTTGCATCAATTGCAAGTGCAGCAGAAGAACTCGAAAAAGCAGTGCGTGGCACTGGTTTTAGCGCATCAGCACCAGTATCTCCAGCAGTCGGCTATGCATCCAACGCACTAGGCGGTACAGTTGTTGCTGAAACATTTACACCAGCAGCAGCACCTGCAGGTAGCGGACAACGCATGTGTCCTCATGGAAGCATGACTCGTATTCATGGATTGACAGGTAAGTTTGGTCCTTATAAAGGACACTTCTGCCCAGCAAAGCAGGGTGACCCAACTAAGTGCACAACACAATATGTCAAGGCTAATTCACCAGAGTGGAATACATTCGTAGCAGACCAAACAAAGGGATAAATGAAAACATTACGCCGTAGCGTAGGCAAATCTGATGTGGGCGGGGAGCCATTAGCCCCGCCCTTTCAAGCCTTCGCAAGAGAAGGAATCATATTACGGCGTGCTGAAGTTACAGTTATTGCTGGCACTCCTGGTGCTGGTAAGTCAAGTATTGCATTGCATGTTGCTGCAAGATTAAAACAACCTACATTATATTTTTCAGCAGACACCAATGCACATACTATGGCTATGCGTTTACTTGCACTTCGCACACGTATGCCACAACAACAAGCAGAACAAATGTTAAAGACACAACCAGACACAGCCGAATCTATTTTGCGTGAGTATGGAAATATGTATTGGTCTTTTGAACCAAGTCCAACTCTGCGTGATTTAGATGAGGAAGTATCTGCATTCGAAACTATATGGGGCAGAAGTCCAACGTTAATAGTTGTAGATAATCTTATGGACATTGCAATAGATGGACATGAGGAATTTGCAGGTATGCGACAGGTTATGAAAGAACTTAAGTATCTTGCACGTGATACCAATGCAGCAGTATTAGTATTACACCATACACAAGAAGGTGCACCTGGCTATCCATGCCAGCCGCGCTCTGCACTGCAGGGCAAGGTAGCGCAGATTCCTGCTATGGTTCTAACAGTTGGACAGATGATGCAAGGCAATGATGTATATTTATGTGTAGCCCCAGTTAAGAATAGATATGGTAAGGCAGACCCAACAGGTGCTACTTATGTATCATTATCATTTGAACCTGGCTCTATGTATTTAGAAGATGTAGTTCGTGACTATAGACAGGTAGAGATGACAGTATGAGCAATACAGCAAAAGCCAAAGGCTCTAGTGCAGAACGTGATGTAGTTGCATATCTAAAAGAGAACGGCTACAAGTATGCAGACAGACGATTGGCTGGCGCTACATTAGACAAAGGTGATGTTTCAGGTATACCTGGAGTTACAATAGAAATCAAGAACCATGCCAAGATGAACTTGGCTGGTTGGGTAGAAGAATTGCTCACGGAAATGAGCAATGACGGGGCGTGG